TAGGGTCTTAATGCCAGCCTCGCGCGTTGTTAGCATGGCCTCTAGCTGGTCTGTTACTTCCTCACTTGCAACGGCTGTCTCTAGCTTTCGTCCCTGCAGATCCGCTTGCAAAGATTTCTTTGCCATGTCGTTAACGTCAACGGCTAAAGCTTCAGCCTCAATAGCCTGCTGATCAATAGCTTCTTGCGCGTCAGTTAATATTGATGGCGTTTCTTCTGGCCTTGCTTGCAAGCCGCGACGCTCAAACTCTTCAACGCCCTCTGGGCTAAGAACTTGTGGCGCTAATCTTTGCTTTGTTGCCCTTTCAGAATACTGGCCAGGGGTAGGAACTAAACCCCGCTCTATTGGCGTAGGCACACGCTGCGGCACAACAGGCTCCGTAGCAGTCTCAGGCCGTACGGGAACGCTAGGGCTCTTACCTAATCTGTTTAGAACCTCCATCAACCCCTTGGTGCCAAGACCTGCAACTTGCACGCCTTCGCGCTCTGGCCCTACAGCAAATTCAGTCGGAGCACCCGCCACTTCGATGCGCTGCCGCTGTTCTTGCTCTTCAGCCAGTACTGCTGGATCTATTGCCATATTACCTCACAAACGTAAAAGGGCGCATAAGCGCCCCATTATATCGTCCTTGTATCAGATTTAAGTCAACTGAGAAAGTTATTTATTTGTTTGAAATTGAACGGGCATTTCTACCTCAACTTCAGCCTCAATTGTTTCCGGCGGTTCACCCATGTAAGCAAGATCAATATATTGCTCGCGCGTCATAGGCATATTAAATGCTTTCATCATTGCAATAACTGTATCATCACTCCCAGGTTGGGGGGTTGATGCCATCGGCTCTTTCATCAACTAGTCTCCTTGTTTCATCAAGCTCAATTTCGCCGTTCTTGTATCTTTGCCATATAGCGTCAACTTCCGCAACATTTTTTGAGTTTGCTTTAAATGTATCGGTGAACAGTCCGCGCACGGCTTCCCATGTAATTGATTGCATTTGTCTTGGCTGGATGCCGCGTTCTGCTGCGGCTCGGCGGTACGCTTCAGCATAGAGCCCGTAGTTGCCAGACACGCCAGTCTTAGCCGACCCTTTAGTTGTACCCCTGCCTTTAACGCTCATGTTTTTAAAGTTATGGTCAACCTCTAGAGCATTGCCAGACAGTGGACGCAGAAGGCCTGCCGCAACGGCGTGCGTGTCAATTGTTACATCACCCAATGGAGAGTTGGGATCATAGATGTTGTTGTAGAAGTTACGCACCTTATGGCGCTCGCCCATCAATGGAGAGATAATATTAACATCTCCGTTAGCCTCAATAGCGGCAACAGCTTTGCCTATTTCATTTAAGCTACCCCACGCAGCCTTTTTGGGGTTGCCGGATTTTGTGCGCGCTAAGTCTAGGAAGTCACCTTCTGGGCCTACAATCGGATAGTCTGGCTTATTGTACGTTTGATCATACAAGCGCACAAACATTGCCTTCAACCCGTTTTCAACTTTTGGATCTGGATGGGAAATTTCGGCGTATGTTTTGCCATCTAAGAACTTGCGCATTTCTTGATACGCTGGCTTGTTTAACGAAGGCAGGCCTTCAAACGTAGCCAACATCTCTGGTGAAAAAGTAAAATCTCTTTGTTTTACTAGAACATCTAGTGTGCGCCTTGCCAAGCTTACATTCTGATACCAATCCTTTTGCGGAGATAGCGCTGCCAATGCGCCTGCAATAGATGTATCAGGCACGCCATATTCTTTCTGCCAGCCGTCAGTGATAGCTCGCGCCCCGTCATACCACTTCTGCGACCTTACCCGCGTACCTTCTGGAACCTTGTCGTGCAAGTAAAGCAGGTTGTCTTTTACATGAGTAATAAATTGCTCTGATGTTTCATCGACTGTAGCGTTCGGAGCAACACGCATGTTCGGGTAATCTTTAGTGATGTTAACATTAAACTCATAAAGCTTGGGGTCTGCCTTCATTTCTTCTAGACCAACAACCAAATCACCAGTTAAAGGATCTTCTGTTGCTGCTTTAGCCGTAGGCAATCGCGTTGATATACGGCCTGGTAAAGCGGGAGGTAAATCTATTTCTGGGGCATCTGCCGCACGTCCTGCAGCGGAGACCAGTGGGTCTGTTACTGCCGTAGGGTCAACGCCAGAAAATAGTGTAGCGCCATCCGCTCGCTCTGCCATGCGTGCATCAGCCTGCTTACCTAGATCAATCAAAGCAGCGCGCATTGCAGGCATTGTTTTCTTTAATCCTTTGGCCCCTGCCATAGTTAGTGGGATAGCTTCAAGGAATGACAGACCGGCCTCTAATGCGCCCATTCCAATCGTTAATGGATCACCGGCATTCTTTCCTCGTTGATAGGTTCTAAGGCCTTCTTGAGCGCCGAAAACAAGACCCGTAGGGAAAATGTCTGATACGCCCATGCCCAGGTCTCCGCGCGTGCTTTCTGGGTTTCCCCATATGCCTTCAGCCATCTGGCGCGCTTGGAACTCGTCCATTCCAAAAAACTTAAAGATTTTGCGCAAGTCCCCTTCGCTGTTTTCAAACGTAGCAATGGTTGTTTTTTCACGCATTGTAGGATCATACACGTCAATAGCGTCAGCACCCTCACGCCTTAACCGCAATATCTCACCTTCTGTCAGTGGCTCTGTTCTGCCTGATTTTTCTACTGGCGTACTAATAACGCCAGCCTGTTCAATCTCTTCAGAAGTGTACCCAGCGGCCTCAAGATCTAAAGCGTCAAACCCACCAGACCCAATGGTGCTAAGACTTTTTGCGTAGCCTTGGAGCTCAGTTATTCGATCAACAGGCTCTTCACCAAGCTTTACATAACCACCCAATGACATTGGCACAACAATGTCGTTACGCCCGTTTAGCGGGTTGTAGACTGACATCTTATCCTTTGTCATATCAAGAGGTGGTGGATCGCCTGCAATCAGAGTTGCCTCATCGTACTTGTCAATCTCTTCGTCGGTATCAATCGCTATGAGGTCAGCCATTAGTTAAGAACTCCTTTGTTAATATACTCCCGCATCAAAGTCTTTTTTGTTCTGGAGTAAGTTGTTCTTTGCTGGCTTTGATCTGTTGTTGCCCACCAAGCGTCCAAAGACCCGATTGGATCTTTAGGGTCTAAAACCAAGGAGTTTCCTGATTGCTTTGTATTTACTCTTTCAATGTATTCTAGGTATGATCCTCGCAATTCTATTGCAAAAATTTCTTGTTGTTCATCAAGAAGCGTTTTCCCTAAAGTGTTTATTTCACGCGGTGACATTGGCCCTTCGTCACTAAGCCTTCTTGCTATTATCTCTTCTTCAAGGGATTGAACTACAGAAAAGTATGCTGCCCTAGATGACTGAGCTTCATCCGTATCCAAAGCCGTAAGCTCACTATACTGGAACTGCGCTTTAGCGCGACGTTTAAACTGTGTCGCGGCCTCTTCTTCCTCAGTCTCAATTGCGTCATAAAAAAACTTTATATCAGATTTTGTTAATAAAGACTTGGAAGCATCAACATCTGCTGTTGTTAAATCGCCTTTTTCTTTCAAACGGAAAAGATCGTCGTAGACAGTCCTACTGCTGTTCTTAGGGTAGCTTCCAGCGAATAGATTATCTTCACTTTTATCAAACGTTTCCTGCATCGCAGGCGTAACGGCGTTTAAACTGTACAAAATACCTTTCATCGCTTCTGCTGCAGCATTTGGATATATTAGTGCATTTGGGTCTGGGAAGGTTTCTGCAAGAGATGGAAAGTAGTTTGTGACCTCAGAAGCCTTTATGGTCTCCCCAGGTTCAAACGCCCCAGTAAAGTATGCAAACCTGTTCAACGCGGCTTCTGCAATATTGTCAGCCTCCGCGTCTCTTCTTTTTTCAAGCTTTTGCGCTGCTGCAGAAAATCTAGAGGCTACCTTTAAAGCATCGTCAAGAACATCAATAGCCACGTCCTTTGGCAGGTTCTGCAGGGTGTACAACGGGTAAGCCCCACCTGGCAGATTAGCGGCCTTTTCTGGATCAATCGAGCCTTCTTCCATTTGTTCAAGCGCATCCATCAAGCTAAGTGCTGCGTTAGGGCTCCCCCCAATATACGCTCCTACAACATTTTCGGCTATCTTCTTTTGCATCTTTGTATTGCCAAGCTTTACAATGTTTGGATTAGCCATTCCTGATTTAACAAGCCGACCTTGATCTACAGTTAGGCCGAGAACTTTTTCTTTGTATTCTTCAATGCTGGCACCTGGCGAAGACAGATCCGCAACAATTCCATTCTGGCGGCTAGCCAATGCGGCTTGGTTGGCAGCATCTATTTTTCTGTCAAGCGTTCCGCGCAGCTTTAAGCGCTCGTTCAATTCCATTTGACCAAAGCGTTCTTCAAAAGCCTTGCGGGTAAACCGATTGGGGCCGAGAGCATCAAGCACTTTATTCCTGATGCTTTCACTTTGTTGTGACCAGAGCGGGTTGTTGCCGTCCAAAACGTTATAAAGCTTGCCTGAATTTAAAAGATCCCTAGAGGACATAGCCAAACCTTCAGTAGCAGCTAGAAGCCCCTCGTTTAGCTTTGTTTCTTCTGCTACCTTGTAACGCATAGAGGCGTAAGCGCCTACCTGGTTTATAGCCTCTGAAACCACCTTGCCCTTTTGCAGTTCCGCTTGGGCTAGAATATCACCACGCATACGCGCGCCAATGCTTCGTCCAGGCGCCTCACTCGTTGCAGTGGCCCGGCTGCGGTATACAGGTATTCTCATTAGATAATTCCCATTTCGTAGCTCATCTTGGCAGCAGAACCAAGGCTGTTAATTAGACTGCCTGTCCCTTGCGCCCTTAGACCTGCCGCCTGGGCGCCGCCTTGCATTCGCGCAAGTTCTGCGTTTAGCTCGGCTTCTTCTTGCGCATCGTTGATCTGCATATTGGTCACGGCGTTGTTAAAGCGCTCCACTTTTTGTGAATATTCAAACTCTCTGGCGTTCTCGCGCAGTACGTCCATTGGCGTCCCGCTGCTAAGATCAAACCCACCATAAGCATACCCAGACCGCGCCCCACCTTGGACTTCTGTTTCAAAGGCGTCCCTAGCCCTATCCTGCGCCACAAGGTAGTTTGCGTTGATTATATCTCTCTGTCTGCCAAGCAGATCTATATCGCGCTCAATTAGGTCAGCATTAAAATCAGCAGCACGCTGTGCCGCGCCTGCCGCTCTATTTGCAGCGCTCTTTTGCTGCACCCCCCCAAGGATTGTTGCACCTAGCGATAAAAACCCAAATATACTCATTTAGCCTGCCTCACAAATCAAACGTGTTCATGCGCGGGAACAGTGCCAGCACGGTAAGTGGAAGCGCTTGCTCTTGCCTTACATACAGCCGGTCATCGTCAAACCCGCCTGGGAACTCTATATTCTTATCACCACTGAACAGTGGGATACCTTCATCCATGTCATCGGCGCTGCTTCTGAATGGAATACGATCTGTTTCATTAGAGCTATTGCCGATCTCGGCCCCGACCGTTTCAAAGAACCTAGCAGTTAAGGCATGGACACGCTTTGGCTTACCTTGGCTTGTGCCATCGCGTGAGCCGCTTTCAATACGCATTGTCTGCATATTGCTGGTGTACTTAAATCCTAAAGCCGCAGTCGTGGCGCTATAGTTTAGGGTCACGCTGCCATTAGAAACAGTAACGTCAGGGTGGGCTGCACCATTTGCAATAACCGTTAGGGTTTCGCCTTCCAAGTGATACAAGCCACTAAGCGTTGCTGTCGCCGTTCCATTGTAAGCCAGGCCGCAGTCCACAAAGAAAGCGCCGGCTGTTACGCTGCCAAAGTCAAACAAATTCATCTTTTCAATATAGCGCTTAGTCACACTGTTGATTGTCCTTTTTACAATCATGTACAGTTCGTCTTCGCCTGTTTCAGTCGGCAATGTCGTAATGCTTTCCACAACAGCCTGCCCAGTTCCAAACACGCCGCCGACCACATGTTTGTGCCAGGCAACAATTTGCTCTTCCCTGCGATAACTGAGGCCAAGCAACGTTCCATCAGATCGCAAAGCCCATACTATGCTGTCGGGCTCTTGCTGGTAGGCAAACTGCGTCAGACCACCCTTGGTGATATGTTCTGCTAAAATTGTCATATCAGGCGCGGCGTAAGCGTTTACATCGACATCCCCGGCATACTTAAATTCCCTGACCTTACGATCTCCGCGCTGCAGGAATAGCGTTACGTCAGCAACCTGCACTGGCTCTGCATTGCCAGACCCATAGTTGCTATACTTACGGATCACTGTGGTTGTTGGTGTAATAGGGCCATCACTTGTTGAAGACAGTACAAACTCGCCGCCGCCGGTGCCTATTGTTAAAACGCGCGTTGCCGACAAATAACGTATGTCATCTGATTGGTTGCTAGCGATTGTGTAGATTAAAGCATCATCTGCCGCAGTGCCTGTATCAAAGTTTTGGTAGTCTGCATTCTTACTAAACCAAAGGGTTTGCGGGTTTTCATTTGTATTACCAAACACCAAACGTTGTTCAAAGAAGGTTACAACACTCGGCCTGTTGTTTGCGCCAGAAAGCGCTTGCGTTACTGGATTAATCTTCTGCACGCTTGAAAGCGTAAGATCTGCAGTGCCGCCAGACGTGTAGGTTGTAAATGCTGTGCTATCGACAACCACCCCTGCCAATGTTTTTATTTTAAAGGTGTTCGTTGTGGCGCCAGTAACGATGTAATGGTTACCGTTCAACTGAGTCATCCCACCTACGCTTTGAATGTAGATTACGTCATCATCAAAAAAAGCATGATCATTGCTAGTTATAACGCACTCACTTTGTTTTGACGCGCCGGTAATTACTTGCTCTACACCGCCGCCAGGATCAAACGTAGTAAACGATGTTGTGTTTACATTGTCACCAGCCTCATCCGTCAGCGTAAATGTATCTGTGGTAACGTTAGCAACTCTAAAGTTTGCCGCATTGATCTCGGTCATGCCTTGGATGTTAGACAACGCAATTTCATCGCCATTGCTGTAGCCGTGCGCCGTAACTGTTAACACGCCAGGGTTGGCTTTGGTGATCGCTGTTATCTTTTTAACCGCTTCAAGTGGGCCTTGGAATATAGCCGTAGAGAACTTCCAAGCATTGTGGTCTGTACGCGATAGCTTGCGAACGTCATAATTTGGATGCACAAGATACATCGTGTCTGCCGACTGCACAAACCGTATCCCAAAAAGATCTGCCTCTGCATATGGCGTAGCAAGCTCAAATATTTCCGTGGCTGAACCGCCAGACGTGTAGGCAGTAAATGACGTCGTATTTATGGCGTTACCGAATAAATCTGTCAGTGTAAATGTATTGGTGGTTGAGTTTGCAACAAGGTAATTACGCCCGTTCAACTCGGTCATCCCAGAGATGCCTGTAACAAATACTTCATCGCCATTACTTAAAGAATGCGTTCCACTAGTGATAACACCAGGGCTCGCCTGCGTAATCGCAGTTATTGTCTTAGCAGACGCATCCAGAACCTGCGCACCGTTGCGATACACACGCATGATTTGGTTGCCAAACTCTAAGATGTAAGTATCAGATGCTTTGAATTGAAACGGAAGCAAACGTGTTTTTACGCTGCTGCTTTTAACCTCACCCAAAAATTCTGTGCCTGGCCTACGTGTAACCCCACCAGAGGGGATGACGATCATGTTAGTTAGATCTGCTAAACCCTCCTTGTACTTTTCAATGTTTATGCGGCCTTCAAACTTTGGGCTGATCTCACCCGCCGTAAAAGAGCTAAACGCTGGGGCAGAACGAACCATTAGAAGCGTGCCTCAATGAAGTCACTAGCCTCAATTTTTTGCGGTGCGCCTTCTGTGCTGTCTACAAAGCGCGCCTCTTTCAATTTGCTTTCGTACAAAGACGCCATTAATTGGATCATGTTCGTAGAGCCCGTGACAGCATATGCTATTTCTTGTGCTATCCTAGCTGATAGCGTGTCAGTTAGTGTCGCGTCATACTCTGCGGCATCTGTGATCTGACCTATATACTTAATTTTTGCGGTGCCTTCATCTGTTAAAAGCTTTCTGCCCTCAATAACAAAGACTGGCCCACCGCGTGAATTGGTCATGTTGTCCTGTGGATAACCCATTGAGCCGTTATTGAACTCTAAGACACGCAGGCAAAGGGGATCTGTGGGCAACTGAAAAGAATTTGCATAGCCGTAGGCTGGAGCCAAAGTGTCTTTTGCTAGCTCTGCCCGGCGTATTAAACAGTTCCAAGGGTGCGACCTAAACACTGCATCCCGTGCGCTGTTATATCGTTGGTTAACAATGCGCGCTGCTTTGCTATCTTCAGTCAAACTGATGATGTTAGAAGCGCCGATCATGTTAAGTGCATTGTTGGCAATATCAATTACGCTAGACATTAAGCATCTCCATATAAAAAGAGTGGGGCGGTCACCCGCCCCACGCTGTAGGCCTTAGTCAACCACGTACTTGATGGTCACTTCAATGGTTCCAGTACCAGCGCCACCGCCCATTGTGGCAGTAACAATCATACCGTCT